TCTTCCATTCTGATAGTTTTTTAAAAGCATTGTTAGGCGTGCCTGCACCGGCATCATAATAAGCATTCGCAAAACTGAGGTAATCCCATAGTTCTGTGTTTATCGGGGTGACCCCATTTACTAGTTGGGCGTCACTATCACAAATAAAGAATTTCACGTTTGTAAGCATTTTCCCCCATACATTAGACGTCATAACTTGACTACTTTCTTTGCCAAGATTTGAAAAATCATGCTGAGAATCGTGTACCGGGTCGTCCGCATCAATACCTTCGGCTAGAAATATTATCATGTAATCTAGTAATGAAAAAGTTATACCATTCAACTGACCACCCGTTTGCATATGCATTATAGTATCCGGATTATGTGCGCCTCCTACCACCCTCTTTTTTTTAGCAGGGTTAATTATTTCCGTCATATATATCGCATAATTCACATTTATCCCCTGCTGTCGCAGTATTGCGCCTTCAATCTTTAATTGTTTGTCTGTTCTTGATTTATGAATATTATTATGAAAATTTATGAATTCGTCGGGATAATGGGTTACTGCTTGGGGTGCTACCGTATTCGGTTTATACCCTTTCATAGATAATAATGTCTGAATATCAAGGAGATTCATTTGTAGTTCCACTTCTCCGTAATAAAAATTATTTATTGCTGTTATCACATCAATCGGACTAACACTAGATAAAAACTTTTCTCCAAGTTCCCGCTCGATGCCGAATCTGATTGCGTCTGGAGTGAACCGTGCGTAACGTAATTTTAACCATGTATCAAACATAGAGACCGAATCTGATCCAAACTTTAGAATATATACAAAAAATGTATATGTGTCTACCTCGTCGTCTGTTATAGGAAATTTTCCTGTATATAAATCGATTCGTTGTTTTTGTTGAAGTATGCGATTAAATATAGATGAATTTTGTGAGTGTAAAGCTGATATTATCGCGTTGAATGGATTATTGCTTATAGTGCTGAGTTGGAATAAGTCTAAGGCATTGTAGTCGAAGATGAAGGTCGTCGTGGGATTGAACATTTTTAAAACGGTCGGACTAATTCTGTAAAACAACAGTAATATATAAAATATTTTGATATTGTGTGTCTGTTTGCAAAATTTGCCTATCGAATCATAGGATTCCACTACAGGAAATTGCGGCATATTCTGACTAATAAATGGAAGACGACGAAAGTTATAAAATAAGTCATCCCCAACATTTCCATCATATGTAACGCATCCATTGTCGAAAAGTGCTGCAAATATGTCTTGTAACTGTTTGATGCTCTTCATAATTGCATAACGGTTATCATCTGTATCATTGTCCGCGATAGTTATTTTTGTTTCAGCACACAAGTTTATAGTTCCATCTAATAATTCGGGTCGTATTTTACCAGTGTATTGGGGGTCAGATAGTTTTATTATTGCTGCTTCACCGGCTGTTTGAATTACCACGGGGTTGGCTAAACCCACAAAATACCTTCGTTTATCATTAAGTGTATCACGTTCATCAGTAAGTTTTGCATGTTCCGCTCTTAAACTAGGAAGATTTTTAAGTCCCGCGTTTAAATCTCTAATCTCGACAATAAGTGCTTGCGGATCTAAGGCACCTGATTCAACCATCTGGTTTTCGATAGATTTCAATACCAATTGTTTTTTAACAATCGTATCTCTGATTTCGACCTCACTTTCTTGTGTTATCCTGCCCTTAATATTATCTATGAACTCTGTGGTTGAAACTATATCTGAATTAAATTGTTTTAATATTTCCCATTCTTGTGCGACGAATGAGTAATATAAGAAGTCATAAAAAATGTTAGGGTTGCATATCGTGCCGTCTGCGTAATTCAAAATACGAAGATTGATAGGAGGACTTGTAATTGGTTCAATATAATCGAAGGGTATTCCCACATTTTTGGCTATTTCGGGAAAAACCTTTTTGGCGAAATGATTGTCCCGACCATTTCTGTCTTCCGGGTTCTCAGTCAAGCTTGTCGAAGAATCAGATTTATTTAATTTTTTGTAAACATCATTGAGTTCGTGAATCCGTCGTGATTCAATACTCATATCGTCCAAAAACTGCATGAAGTACGAGTTGCCCTTAGCATCATGCTCAAACAATGTTTTCATATTTATGATGACTTTGCCTTGGTCTTGGTATTCATCCCTTAGCCATTTGTAAAATAGTAGAGCAAATAGCAACGATTTTTCATCCAAGGTGTTGAAGAAATATCCTCTATAATAATTCGCCACATCATCCGGGGTTAAATTGTCCGCTCCACCATACATTTTCTTGCGTCTAGTGTGACGTTTCTTCACCATTTTATTCTTGCGTTTGGTGTGACGTTTCCCGTCTATTTTATTTTTGCGTTTGGTGTGACGTTTTTCACCCCTTTGTTTTTTACGCCGAGTAGACACCATGATATATATATATATAGTTATATATCCTTTTATAGGTCAATACGCGACATAATAGGTAACTTTACATCGTCGACCATTTACATAATGGTCTAAATAGCCACTAACCTAAACGAATAACAAGACGCGCAGAAAACGCCATAATTAAGTATCTCTTTCAATATATACAATGTCTGAATCAACCGATATTCATATAGACATACCCGAAACCACAAAAATAAATTCCAAACATTTGAAACGTATGGTGTTCGTGATGAATGCTCTAGAAAAAGGTTGGGCAATAAAAAAAGTAGAGGACGAATATATTTTCACAAAAAAGCATGAAAATAAACGAGAAATATTTAGAGAGAATTACTTGGAAACTTTCATCCAAGCTAACTTTGATATGGACATTCTACAAAAAAAATAACGAATTGTGGGTTTGAGACTATTTATAAATAATCTCAAAACGATTCAAGTGTCGCTCGATACACGAGTGCATTATGACTATAAACCCTTTCTGAAAACGCGATTATGCAGTCATGTGCAAAAAAAAGGCATATTGACTCTAGACCACGCTCGAGCCAAAATAGTTTAGCAAAAAAGTAGTAAAAATCGAAACAACCCAAAAAGAGTAAATATGTCCATTTATAGATAAAATGGTTCACTAATAATGGTCATATGAAATGAAAAAATCTGTAATTATAAACATTTAACAATAAAACGATTTAAAATGAATTAAATCCCTTTTTCCGAAATTATTTTCTAGAACAAGAGTATAAAGAGACAATGGCTGGAGCACTCATGCAACTCGTCGCCTATGGCGCACAAGACGTTTTCCTTACCGGAACCCCCGAGATTACTTTCTGGAAGGTGTCCTACAGACGCCACACCAACTTCGCAATGGAATCCATTGAGCAGACATTTTCTGGTCAAGCCGATTTCGGTCGCCGTGTTACATGCACAATCAGCCGTAATGGTGATTTGTGCTACCGCACATACCTTCAGGTCACACTTCCTGAGATCAACCAGAGCATGAAGGCTTCTGGTGCTGAGGGTGTTTATGCCCGTTGGTTGGATTTCATCGGTGAGCAACTTATCGCTCAAGTTGAGGTCGAGATTGGTGGTCAACGTATTGACCGTCAATATGGTGACTGGATGCACGTCTGGAACCAACTTACCATGACTGGTGAGCAACAACGTGGTTACCAACAGATGATTGGTAACACCACCCAGCTTACCTACATCACTGACCCCACATTCGCCAATGTGTCTGGTCCTTGTTCCGCATCTGGAGGTCCTTCCCAGGTTTGCGCTCCCCGCAATGCCCTTCCTGAGACCACCCTTTACATTCCCCTTCTTTTCTGGTTCTGCAGAAACCCTGGACTTGCTCTTCCCCTTATCGCCCTTCAATACCACGAGGTCAAGATCAACATTGACTTCCGTCCTATTGGTGAGTGCTTGTGGGCTGTGAACACCCTTGGTGCTCCATCCGGAACAGCCTCTGTTTCCGCTGCCTACCAGCAATCCCTTGTTGCTGCCTCTCTCTACATCGACTATATCTTCCTTGATACCGATGAGCGCAGAAAGATGGCCCAGAACCCCCACGAGTATCTCATTGAGCAACTTCAGTTCACTGGTGATGAATCCGTTGGTTCTTCCAGTAACAAGATCAAGCTCAACTTCAACCACCCTTGCAAGGAGCTTGTGTGGGTTGTGCAACCTGATGCTAACGTCGACTACTGCTCTTCCTTAGAGGGTGGTCAGACCCTTTACAAGACTCTTGGTGCCCAACCTTTCAACTACACTGACGCCATTGATGCTCTTCCCAACGCTGTCCACGCTTTCGGTGGTCCCGCTGAGACCTCCGGTGTTAACGCCTTCATCACCTCTGGTGGTCTTTTCCAGGACGCCGGAGCCATGGGAGGAACCGCTGCTGGCCAACAATGGGGTGCTGGTAACCCCAGCATGGCTGACCCTAACATGTTCACTGCCGAGGCTGGTTCCGGTCCCGTTGAATACGGAACCGCCACCGAGGGTTCCTATGTGTCTGATGCCGGAACATTCGTTCTTGCTGAGACCGCCCTCGACATGCATTGCTGGGGTGAGAACCCGGTCGTCACCGCTAAGCTTCAGCTTAACGGACAAGACCGTTTCTCCGAGCGTGAGGGTTCCTACTTCGATGTTGTCCAACCTTTCCAACACCACACACGTAGCCCCGATACCGGTATCAACGTCTACTCCTTCGCTCTTCGCCCTGAGGAACACCAACCTTCCGGCAGCTGCAACTTCTCCCGTATTGATAACGCCACCCTTCAATTGGTTCTTTCCTCCGCCACTGTCGGTGGAACAGCCACTGCTAAGGTCCGTGTTTATGCTACCAGTTACAACGTGTTGAGAGTAATGTCAGGCATGGCCGGCGTGGCCTATAGCAATTAAGCAGTTGGTTGATAACATTTATCTTCTAATAAAAAAATAATATTTGTATAATCAAAATCTAGTAATTATACAAATTCAATAGAACAATTCCACAATTTCTACCGTTTTGTGGGGAATATTATTTATCCAATATTCAAGTTGTTGAAGCAACATATCTATTCGCGTGTGCCATTCATCGCGTTTACTCTTTGAAATATCCAATACACCATACCCGTTAATTCGCCAACACGATGTTACTTTTTTTCCTTCTTGGTTCACATATGCGTCGGGATTAAATCGAATGAATACTACCGGTTTATGTCCTATATCTTGTGAAATTTCCATCAACCGTTTGTTCTGACACGAACAATCATAGGTAGTATGTTT